CTTGACACACTAATCCTTGACCCAAGTGGCGTTAATGACAAGATTGCTCGATACCTAGTTGTCAGTTGTGGTCATGATGGCATCTGGCCAATCAGATATGCAAATACTGACGTGCGCGCAGTATGCAACAACACTGTCGTGATGGGCTTGTCAAGCGCTCAACGCGTTTTCACTGCAAGGCATACACGTAATGTTGACACTGTTATGGAAGATGCACAGCGCGTACTAGAGATTTCAACAGCCTGGGGTCAGGCATTCTCTCGCGAAGCTGAACGAATGCTCTCAATCAATATCCCCAATGGGAGTTTGAAGATTGACAAAGTCCTTGAGAAGGTTTTCCCAGCAGAATCAGGGGAAACAGCTAGACAAAAGAAAAATCGTGATGAAGTTCACACCATGATTCGTAGTCTTTACCTAAACGATAAAAACGCTGGCAAATATGGGTTTAACGGATGGTCTCTTTACAATGCGATTGTTGAATACATTGACCACTACAGGTCTGATGACCCAACTGCTGGAGCGATAGCGGCAATGGACGAGAATTCATTTGGTACACAAAAAAAGATTGTTGCTCATAAAGCGGTGGTATCATGAATTCATGTCCGATTCGATGAATTCACCAGACTGGGATGATGACGAGCCGATATTCATTGACGACGAAGATTTTGAAGGTGATTCACTAAGTCTTGATGAGTTAAAAAAAGAAATATTCCAAGACAAGATAATTCACGGTTTTGTAAACGAAGCATTTCACTTCAATGGTCGCGAAGCAATTAATGAGATACTTAGCGAAATTGAACGCAAAATGGGCTGGAAGCTTGAAATCATTGCCACTCGCGGAAGCATTGAGGACGCAGTTCTTGAGCGCACAAACACTTTTGATGAAGACGCATGGATTAGATTTTTAATGTCTGACGTGTATGACCGAATGTCATACAGGGTCATCTATGAAAGCGAACTAGCTGTTGATGAGTTCATGGATGATAGTTACGAGAGCCTTAGTTTGGGGGCTCGTACCCGTAGATATATCAAGAAAACAGTCTGGAATCTTTTTCAAAATATCTAGTTGGTGGTTGACATCCCGATATGTGAAGTGTAGTTTGTAGAGAACGCAAACGAGCCTTCGGGGGGCACATGTCAGATTACAGTGAAGTTGATATTCCAATTGTTCCGAAGCTCAAGAGCTCATGCAAAGGGATGCCAGTTGAATGGTGGTTCCCAGAACACCCACCAACATCACAGCAGAGTTTTAACGCAGCTCGGGCTGTTGAAGTTTGTAAAACATGTGTTGATATTGAGGCGTGCGGAGAGTTCGCTATCCAGAATCCAAGGGTGATTGGTATTTGGGGCGGTATGTCTTGGAAGCAGAGACAGAGGATTCGTGTAGTGAGAGAGAGAAACGCTACCTTTATCCGGATTGAAGAAGAGAAACAGAAACAACGCGCAATCGCTAATGAATTGAAAGTACGGCAGGCGCAATGATTTCTCGTGCTGTAGATGATTTTCTCGGTCGCCTTGATGGCGTGAAGCCTGCTGGTGACAATCAATGGTCTGCTCGTTGTCCGTGTAGAAACGATGACCAAAATCCTTCTCTTAGTATTTCTCAAGCCAAAGACACTGGCGATGTGCTTGTTACGTGCCACAGGGGAAACGGCTGTGACACGAATCAAATCTGTGATGCGCTTGGAATGAAAGTTGGGAAGCTTTTCAATAAAGCTCACGAGGGTGGATGGAGCGACACGCCGAAGAAGTACAAGGAGAGCGTTTTGCCACAAGTACAGAAAAAGTCCACGCGAAAACTTGTTGCTACCTATAAGTTCCGTGACGAAAACGGAACACTCATGTATGAGAAGTTGCGATACGTAGATGAAAATGGGAAGAAGTCCTTTGGTCATCGCCGTCCAGACCCAGACATGCCCGGTGAATACATATACGACGCTAAAGGCGTGCAAAAGATTCTTTACCGACTGCCGGAAGTGTTAAAGGCTATTGAAGAGGGTGAACCCGTATGGCTTGTTGAGGGTGAAAAAGACGTTGATACTCTCGTAGCTAAGTACGGCGTGTGCGCAACAACAATGTCTAGCGGTGCTGGCCACTGGGAGTCAGAATATTCGCAAGTTCTGTCGGGGGCAGCTGTTCTTGAGATTGTTGCAGACAATGACGATGCTGGTAAAACGCATGCAATGAGTGTCGCCGCTCAAGTGCGTGCGCTTGGTGGCAATGTCAACGTCTGGGTTTCTCCTCATGGCAAGGACATCACAGACCACATCAATGCTGGATATCAGCCAGATGAACTCAGCGAACTTGATTACGAAATTCCGCAACAATCCGCAGAGCTTGAGTCAGAAGAGGAAGAGTCTGTCGGAGAAAGAATTCTTGATGTTGTAACTTCTGTTGTTTCTAATGGCGATTTGAGCCTTGAGCAAATGCTTAATCGCGTAAGCGTGATGCTTAGCTCGATGTCACAGAATTCTGACGATGACACTGGTCGTTTGTACAACTGGCAGAAGTTCTTAGATGACTACAAGGACAGAGGATACGAGTGGATTATTCCGGGCTTGCTAGAGAAGCAGGAGCGCGTGATTGTTGTGGCAGCCGAAGGCGTTGGTAAGACAATGCTCGCTAGGCAGGTGGCCATTTGCTCTGCTGCTGGAATCCACCCATTCACATTTCAGCCAATGGAACCAATCACAACCCTGATGATTGACCTTGAGAACCCAGAGCGCATTATTCAGAGAACATCTAATAACATCATGCGCGAAGCACTGAAGATGGGTAAGACAAAACAGTTAGACGCGCATCTTTACATCCAGCCAGCAGGTTTAGACCTGACTAGCTCCAAGGACAGAGCGCTTGTTGAGCGTTTATGCCAAGAAATTAAGCCGCAATTGATTGTTCTCGGTCCGCTTTATAAAGCCTATGTAGATAATGGAAACAAAACAAGCGAAGCTCTTGCTGTAGAGGTTGCAAAGTTCTTGGACAGAATTCGCGATGTGTACGGTTGTGCCTTATGGCTTGAGCACCACGCTCCACTCGGTTCAACCTCGTCAAGTCGCGAACTCAGGCCTTTTGGTTCATCTGTATGGTCGCGTTGGCCAGAGTTTGGTATTTCTCTCACTCCAGACCCAATGGCTCTTGATGGGTACGTTTATCAAGTCAATCACTTCCGTGGTGCTCGCGATAACAGAGCATGGCCAATCAGGATGAAGAGGGCCGTAAGGTTCCCGTTTGAGACATTAGAATTCATGAAAATGAACTAATCTAGAAGTATGGCAGGTTCACAAAAACCGCTGACTAGAGAATTCCTAGCAGAGCGAGATTTACGTATTTTCAAGATGCGTCAAGCTGGCGTATCTTATGGAGAGATTGCCAGACGTTTCAGCATTACCTCGGCAACTGTTGGCACGGCTGTCCGCAGACAGCTCGAGAAGCTCAACAAAGAAGCAATCATGGCATACCCAGAAGTTTTGCGTATGGAGCTTGAAAGACTTGATGCTTTGCAGACTGCAATTTGGCCTTTGACCCAACCACGTAAACAGACCCTGGATGATGGAACAGAAATCATTGCTGAGCCAGACCTAAAGGCGATACAGCAGGTGTTGTCTATCATGGATAGGCGTTCAAAGCTTCTTGGCATGGAGCAGAACAACGTAAACATCCAGATGGACGTTGGTTCAAGTGCTCCGATTAGAGCGACACTTGCAGGTGCAATACCTACTACGGCAGCCGAACAGTTCAGTCCAGAGGCAGAGGCCAAGAAGCTATTGGCAATCATGGGTTCTTCTGGGGTAATCTCCAAAGAATATGTTGATAAGCTCCTCGGTGAGGTTGGTGAATTAGCACCAATTGTGGATGCAGAAATAATTGAAGATGACGAAGAGTTTGATGACTGAGATAGACATCATTGACTGGCTTGAAAGCAGAGTCCCAGCAAGTGACTCTGAGCTAAGGTTGCATTCAATGGCGGTTATAGAAATTGTGAAATTAAGGAAACGGGTGAATGAACTTGAACGAGAGCTGGAACAACGCAATACTGAAGGTGAAAGCATCTTTGTCGCACATGAATGAGCAGAACGACATGACGTCTGACAACATTGAAGCCGCAATGGATAAAGTCGCCGAGAACATCTCAATGGGCAGGCGCTCGAATACTGGCTCAAAACCTGGTGAACCAGCACAGAAACAGGTCATTGTTCGCACGTCTGAACGCAACCATGACAGATGGAAGCAGGCAGCTGAAATTCAAGGTGTTTCTTTGGCTGAGTTCATTAGGGCATTGGCTGATGCAGAATCGGCCAGATTGCTTGAATGTACGCACCCAGAGCAGTTCATTGTTAGCTATCCATGGATGACAAAGTGTAAGAAGTGCGGAGAGCGCTTAGACCAGTAGACTGCCGTCATGATTATTGAATACATCTCGTTTAATGATTTCCTTGCAG